CTAAAAGGCGGAGAACCAAGCTGGTTTTGGCGCAAGATGCAATATTTAATTTTAGGCAGTAAATGGGTGAAAGACCCGAAGGAGAAGAGTGATGAAAGAATATGTAATAGGAACAGCGGTGTTTGTAGTCAGAAAGGGGTTTAGAACCTGTAACGCGCTTGAGGCATTTGCGTATTTTTCAAGACGTAGTAAAGCGGAGGCTTTTATAGCTAAAGAACGGCAATTCTGGAGGGGTATAGAAACAGCGCCTGTTTATGATATACATGTAATTAAACTAGATATATACGGGGAAGATTACAGCCCCGCACCTTATAGGAGAGAGTGATGAATAAATTAACAATAGCTAGAATATATTTGGCATTGGTAGCTTTTTCGATAGGTGTTTTAATTATAATTAACGCACCTGCGGTTGGTGTGGCAATTCTTACTGTGCTTAGTGCAATTACTTTGGTACTTGGGCTTGCTTGGGCGTTGGCCGTGGTTTTTGGGGATATGGGATAATTAATGGCTAGTACAGGCGGTGTAAAGATTGGATCATCTCACGATGAGGCTAGGACCAGAAAGATTAACGCAGAGGCCGAGATAGCAGAGCTAACCCTGCAGCAGATACATGGTACCCTTGTGTTAGCTGATGATGTTGTGACAGCTTGGCAGGAAGTATTAGGAGCATTTAAGTCTAGGCTTCTTGCCATACCTGTTAAAGCGGCTCCCATAGTATCAGTAGAAAATACTACAGCATCATGCAAGGCTGTAGTGGAAGATTTAATTAATGAGGCGCTAGAGGAACTGTCTAACTATGACCCCACAGCTAAAAAGACTGAGGAAGAAAAACCTAAAGCTAAAGCTAAGTCAGGCGCTAAACGTGCTAAAGCCACCACCAAAGCTAACAATAAGCCAGTGGGCAGACCAGGAAAGGCGGCTAGACTCACAAAGTAGTGCGGAAGCTGGTCGATGGTACACATCTAGGGCTGAATATCAGCGTGGGATGATGGATGCCTGTTCTGACCCGTCCATACAAGAAGTAGTTGTCATGGCGGGAGCGCAATTAGGCAAGACCGAGGCTATACTTAATATTATTGGTTATCATATTGATAATGACCCTAGCCCTATTTTGGTGATGCAGCCTACTGTTAAGATGGCAGAGGCGTTTAGCAAAGACCGAGTTGCATCTGGCTTGCTGGCATCTTCACCTTGCTTGCAGTCTAAGGTCAAAGACCCAAGATCAAGAGATTCAGGCAACACAACTTTGCATAAAGTGTTTCCTGGTGGCGCTTTAACAATGGTTGGAGCCAATAGTGCGGCTGATCTTGCATCTCGTCCTATTAGGGTGGTTTTGTGCGATGAGGTCGATAGGTATCCCGTTAGTGCAGGAACCGAGGGTGATCCAATCTCTCTGGCAGTCAAGCGAACTATTACATTCTGGAATAGAAAGATTATTATGGTGTCTACCCCGACAAACAAAGGGGCATCCAGGATTGAACACGCATACGAAAAATCTGATCAACGAAAATACTACGTTCCATGCCGACACTGTACCGAGGGACAGGTTCTTAAATGGTCTAATGTTCAGTGGGACAAAGACAATCCTGAAAGCGCGAGGTATTTGTGCGATAATTGCGACTATGAATGGAGCGAAAGCGACAGGATTTGGTCAATACGAAACGGTATATGGGTAGCTACTAAGCCGTTTAATGGGGTGGCGGGTTTTGCTATTAATGGAATGTACTCGCCTTGGACACCGTTGTCAGCAGGAGTTAAAGATTTTCTTGCGGTAAAAAAGAATCCAGAGCAACTAAAGGTATGGACTAACACGTATTTAGGTGAGACTTGGGAAGATTCGGGTGAGCGACTAGATTATCATGCACTTTCGGACAGAAGAGAAGAGATGCCTTACTTGCCTGATGATGTGTATGTGATCACAGCAGGCGTTGATGTTCAAGATAACAGATTGGAGATAGAGATTGTTGGATGGGGTAAGGATGATGAAAGCTATGTGTTGGATTTTGATGTTTTGTATGGCGACCCAAGCAGCCCTCATTTATGGGGAGACTTGGACACGATCTTATGGAAGCAGTATAAGACGGCTGGAGGTCGAGAGCTTGGAATCAGGGCTACCGCAGTAGATTCGGGTGGTCACTATACTAATTCCGTATACAAGTATTGCAAGAAGAACGCAGGTAGAAGGATATTTGCGATCAAAGGTATTGGGGGTGAGGGTAAGCCAGTAGCATCCAAGCCAAGCAGAAACAACGTGGGCAAATGCCCTTTGTTTATGATTGGTGTAAATACCGTCAAGGACATTGTTTTTGCTAGACTAAAACTGCAAGAAGAGGGTCCGTCTTATGTGCATTTTTCCGACAGGCTTGAAGATGACTTCTTTAAGCAGCTAACTGCGGAAAAAAAGGTTACTAGATATCACAAGGGGTTTCCTCGATCAGAATACCAAAAAGCGAGCCATGCAAGAAACGAAGCATTAGACTGTTTAGTGTATGCCATAGCCGCTTATGTTATACTGAACGTGAATATCAACGCATTGGCGGCTAAGGTAGAGAAAGAAGCCAACAAAAAGCCTATAGAGGTTGATAGATCAGTTAAAAAGCATCCTGCTTTAGCAAGACAAACAGTGCGGCAGGGCGGGTTTGTTAATTCATGGCGATAATAAAATATGGCAAATGCATTTAATGCTGACAACGCACTAGCAACAGAGCCAGAGAGCTTTGTTGTTGGTGACTTTGTTCAGTGGAAGCGCACCGATCTAGGTGCAGATTACCCCAATACTGACTACACTGCAAGCTACGTATCAAGAGATGCGACAGGTGGATCGCATGAATTCACGGTTATCGGGACTTCTAGCGGTAGCGATTACTTATTTACTATTCTTGGCGCAAGCTCTAGCGGATTTAGCGTTGGGCATCATCATTGGCATCTGGAGATTAAGCGGAATAGCGATAACGAGCGAATTGTGCTGGAGTCGGGTCACTGGGACATAGAGATTGATGTAGATGTAAATGGTGTTGACCCTCGCTCTCACGCTGAAATCATGGTGCAGAAGATTGAAAGCGTTTTGCAGGGTAAAGCTGACTCTGATGTGTCAAATTACTCTATTCAGGGTCGATCCTTGACTAAAATGAGCTATGACGAGCTAATGAACGCAAGAAAGCAATATAAATCAGAGTTAAGGTCTGAAAAGGCTAAAGAAATGATTAAGCGCGGAAAAGGTAGCTCTGCAACAATAAAGGTGACGTTTTAATGGCTATTTCAGACATTTTTAAGCGCAAGAAAGTGCAAAAGAGGCGTGTCATGCCTATCGTGCCAAGAAGTTATGTTGCAGCAGGGGTTAACAGACTATTTGCTGACTTTGGCGTTAGCGATAGTTCTGCCGATGGTGAGCTTAGGACATCACTGCCAATCATGCGATCCAGATCGCGTGAACTTTCTCGCAACAACTCTTACGTCAAGCGGTATCTTGGGTTGTTGACTAAGAATGTTGTTGGTAAAAAGGGCATAACCTACCAATCAAAGGCATTAAACTCTGATGGCACAATGGACACTGGTGGAAATGATCTAGTGGAGTCTGCGTTTCGCTCATGGGGTCGATTGGGTAACTGTACAGTTGATGGCAAAATGACATTTTGCGATGTGCAGAAGATGGCGGTTGAGTGTGAGGCGCGTGATGGCGAGGTGTTTATACTAAAGCACTTTGGTCCTCAGTTTAAGGATGGTGTGGCGTTGCAGTTTATTGATGCTGACAGGATTGACCATGATGTCAATAGGCGACTAGAGAATGGCAACGAGATACGCATGGGTGTGGAGCTTGATGCGTTTAAGAAGCCAGTGAGATACCATGTGCTACAAGACCATCCAGGTGATGCAGGTTTTCAGGCGAAAGCTGGTCAAAAAAAGTACATTCAAGTCCCTGCCGAGCGCATGATTCACATATTTAAGGCTGAACGGCCAGGTCAGACGCGGGGTGTACCTCGAACCGCACCAACAATGAGCGCGATCAAGCAGTTAGATGGGTTTAAGGAGGCGGCAATCGTTGCAGCTAGGGTTGGAGCGTCCAAGATGGGCTTTTTT